CGAGATCTCCACAGACGCCAACGCATTGTTGAACACGCCACCAAAGAAGTTACGCATGTGGAAACCAGGCGAAGCAATAGCCCACGCCTTAAACAACTCCGTCACCCTGTCAATCGTCTTCACAAACGGCGCCGTAGACGACGGGCCAATGATCCTGTTGACATCAGCCATCGCCTCAGCGATGGCCTCAGGCATCATGTAATGCGACTCGACAGCCACATGGCCCTCAAGCACATCCAACATCATCTTCGTCTGCTCAGGCCGCTTCATCTTGGCAAACTTCTCAGACAAAGCGTCACGGCCCTTAGTCATCTGCAACACATCGGCATGCATCGCCGCAGACGTAGCCTCAATTCGAATACCCTCAGCCCACAAAGCACGCCGCTGCTCCAAGATCTGTTCTCTCTCCAGATCCAAAGCAGCCTCACGGCCCGCCTGATCAGCACGGAACTTAGCCTCAGCCGCAGCCCGAGTATCCAAATCAATACGCTCCGCAGCCTCATAGGCGTCTACAGCCTGCCAACGGAACCGCAACTGCTCCATACGCAGCTCCGACAACTCCCTGTTTGTCGCAGCATCAAGCTCAGCAAGCTCCTGCTCCAACCTGCGAATTTCGGCACGTTCACGAGAAGCCTGCTTGCCCGCAGCCTGCGCCCGACCCAACGTCTCCGTCATGTGCGGAGACATCGAATCGGCCAGATCAAACAACTCGTACTGCAACTGCGTCTTACGCAACGCCACACGAGACACCGCAGCCTCAATAAACGACACAGACCTAGAAGCTGTAGCCGCCCGCAAACCGCCAGTCGCTCCCATTTCCCGTGCCGTCGCAACGGCACGGTTAATCTGCTGAGTGACTTCCATCGTGTCAGCCAACGCCTGACGCAAACCATCAGACAACTGACGAATCAGCGGACCAGTACGCAACGCCTCAGAAACACTACGACTCACTTCCATCGCATCAATACGATCAGCCAACTGATCGATCTTGCCGATACGTTGCGCTGCCCGACCACGAACCTTGTTGAAGTTCGGCAACTCGCCTGACGGGTTCTTAGCGAACTTGTTGATGTCCTCAAAGATCTGATCAATCAGGTCTGCGGTTTCTTCGAAGATTGACGGGTTTTTCGGATCGCTGCTTCTCCAAGTGTAATTACTGTTAATCCGCATGCCCATCGAGCCACGAATGTTGTCAAACACAAACTTGGTTGTCTGGTCACCTTCAGCCAAACGACGAGCCAACTCAACTTCTGAGTCAAAGAAATCTTCGTACACGCTGCGATGCTGCACCTCGCTCGCAACAGCACCAGCACGACCTAGCTCCTCAACAGCTTCCCGACCCAGGTAGTCGCCACGCAACGTCGCAAACCCACCCAGGTTCTCAGGGTTACCGCTAAACGGTTCAAGCTGACGAGGCGGATCCAACGGGATCACGTTCCATCTGCCGCCGTGCTCAAACCCGCTGTAAATGATCGAGTCGTAACCCATCCGCTGCAGGTCACGTTTGAAATCGGCAACGATTGCCTGCATGATCTCAGGCGCTCTCTGCTTCAAACCCAGCCTAAACATGGCAGCTTCTCGTTGGAATGCTGCAGGCACAGGGCCAGGACTAAGGGCCTTGGTAGATCCACCGCCCATAGCTTCATTGTCAGTAAACGGACGGATGTACTGGTTAAAGAAATCGCCGCTCGGCAACTCCAACAGACTGTTGGCGTCGTGCGGGATCGGCGGCAACGGCCGCAGACCCCGCCCAATAGCGTTATCGACAGCCTGCACAATGTAACGGCCGTCTACACCACGAGCCATCTGACTGCCAGGAACAGTTCCCAACGGTTCGCCAGCACGAGGCGTGTACATCATCCGACCCAACAAGGTCGGATCGTCTTCCGAAGCAGCCCTAAGGAACGACACAAAGTTGTCTCGCTCGCCAGGCACAGAGAAATCCCAACCCGACTGCTTCATTGCACGCACAGCAGACGGATCAGCCAACATGCCCTGAACAACTTCCTCAAACATGTCAGGGAAGTCGTTGCCGTTCACGATGGCGGCAGCGTCGCTGTAAGTAACCTTCAAGCCCATCGGCTGGCCAGGCACCACAAAGCCACGTTCCATCAACGCCCAAATCTTTGCAGCGTTCGGAATGCCAAGAGCTTCAGCCCACTCCAACGTGACATGGCCGTTCTCCACAGCCGAATCCAACATCGCCATGTGCAACTGGCTCAGCCCACGGCCACGATGACTGCGAGTCGTCTGGCCATACGGAGTCACTCGCCCAGTAGCAATGTCGCTAATCGAACCGCCGAACACCACAGGGTTCGTCGCACGCACCCTGAACCCCAACATTCTTTCAGGATCTCGACCCGCATAATGCAACGACGTGCTCGGGTCAAACGCCAAATGCATGTGCAAGAACGAATCCCACTCGCTGGAATTCATCTTGGCAGGGTCAGGAATCTGCGTCAGATCAACAGCGTCATAGTTCGGCCCGAACCCGTGCCACAACACCGTCTGATCACCAAACGCCAAATAGCCGTTCTCGTTGACACGCAACATCGTCAACGCATCACGAACACCCTCAGCAACGTCAGGATCCAAATCAATGTCACCAAGACGAGCCAACACGTCATCGAACTCGGCCTGCAACTGCTCACGCCACTCAGCCCAACCATTCAAGTTACGGGCAGCATCCTTACCAAGACGATCAGCAGTACGAATCTGACGCTTATTCAGCTGAATAATGTCCATCAGCTTCGCTTCAAGATTGTCTACATCACCAATCGACCTCGGAGTCATCTCCGCAGGCAAACCCAAATCGTCCAACAACTCGGCCATGCGGGCACGAGCCAACCTGCCAGCAGGCTCAGCACCGATACCAGCCAGCCACGGCGACCACTTTGGATCGTCCTTTACCATGCCGCCAAACACATGAGAATTTGCACGGAACAACTTGCGGATCTCACGCAACTTGCCAACCGTCACTGCAGCATTAGCAACAATCCGAGTCGGCTTTGCCGCATACAACAACGCTTCCTGGGCCGTACCAGCCTGCGCCAACCAGTCAGCCTTCGCCTGCGCCAACGGCTCCGTAATGTCACGCAGATCCTGAGCAATCCGATCCAACTCCTCCAGAATCGGCTGAGCCTCATCCAAAGCCACCTGATCCAACGATTCACGCAACACAGAACCGCGAGCGTAAAGCTCGTTGCGACGCTCAATCAGCTTGTAGTAGCCCCCCTTGATGCGTGCCTCTTCAACCTCAAGATAATCAGCACGCCTGCGAGCGCCATCAATAGCAGCATCAATCTCGTCAACCTTCTGACCTGCTTTTGTCGAAACAGCGTCAATAACGTCATCAAGCTGCTCTTCGTACTCAACAGATTCGGCGGCTACACGACGCCAAATGTTGTTGGTGAGATCAGGCTCAGGCATTTCAACGCCAAACAACACCGCTTTCTTGCGGCGCAAATCCATCAAGTCGTCATACAGTTTTTTGACTTCTGCAGCAATCTCTGGCCTAACAGAATCCAAAGCATTCGCTGCAGCCTCGGTGTCTTCAATCAGCTGCGACAACTCGTTGATGTCTTGCTCGATCTGATCGTATTCCTTCTGCGCCCTAATAGCCGCAGGACTATCAACAATGCGGTCCTTCAGGATCCCCGCTTTGATCATCTCGTTGTGAGTGAACTTGCGGCGGGCACGCTGCGCAACCAGCTTGATGTGAATAGGCATCGCCTCATACACATCATCGTTGAACCACTTGATCGCCTCGGCAGCGCCGCCCAGTTCCTGAGCCTGCTCGTTAAAGATCTCACGGGCCTGGTCCCGAACCGTAGCGCCAGCTTCGGTCGGGTTACGCAGAAGAACACCCATGAACTCTTCGCCCTCAACAATGTTGGCTCGCTTCTCAAACGAAGCCAGGCCCTGCGGATCTGAGAACATCGGGTTGCGTTTCCCGCTCTTCGTCAGATACTCAACCCATTCCTTCGTCGGAATCGACAGCTGCCAGTTGTCTCGGAACAGAATCCATTCCTCGCCAACAATGTCGTTAGCGTCAGTACGGATCTTCTCAGCAAAGTCTTTGATCTCACGCCAAAGAACAGGATCGAAACCGTCAGGCGGCGAATCGAAACCCAACGCACGCTGGATCTCAGGGCCAGTAATGTTCGCAGCTGCCAGCTTCGTAGACAGGTTGCCCCAAGCGTTCTCCAACGTGGTACGCAAACCACGTTCCTTAGCTCGGCCCACGTTGTCGATCAGGATGTGGTTGAAGTGGCCCAGCCATTCCTCATCGGTAATGTCAGGGTCGACAAGCATCCGCTTCGAAAGTGCTCGGTCGCCACCGAGCACGCCGCCCAGACGGCTCATGCGGAACTTCTGTGCAACAACGTTGACGCCTACACGAGGGGTCCACTTCAGGAACTTGTTGTCTTGCGACAACAACTGGATCTGTTTCGGGCCGACCTTGCCGTCCGTGAACCGTGAAAATGTTTTAGAAAACGGGATGCGGAACTGCAGGCCACCGTCGATCACATCGTCGGCGCCCAGCATGCCTGTGCTGCGGCCGTAGTCGGTGATTCGGGCCATGTCGTCGCTAGACAACACACGGATACCGCCCCTAAAGACCCGACGGGCCTGGGCTGCATCGCCCATGCCCGCAAGCATCTTCACGATACCCATCGTGCCCGCCTTGGCGGCAGGCAGCGTGCCCAACGTCAACCAAGTAAACGGGTCCAACGCAACTTCGCCAATGAACCCAGCGATGTTGTCGAGCGGCTTAACGCCGAACATCTCGACCTCGCCCAAGCCTGGCGCCCAGTCTTGAATAACGTCACCAAACCCGATGTTGTCTCGTGACTGTTCATAGAACTCTGTCAGCGAGAACTGTTCGTCAGAGTCAAAGATGTCTCCGACCTCTTTGACGGCAGACGTAACAATCGCACGAGGCGTGTCGATAACGTCGATCACCTTCATGCCGACATCTAGCAGGCTTTCAAAGAACCCGACATCCTCGACAGGCGCAGACTTGCCAGATTCCCAACCACGACGGATCGCAGCCAACACTTCGTCCGACAACTGGCCAGGCTGAAAGTCAGGCGTGCTGAAGTCAGGCACCTCAAAAGAGCCTGGCCTTACATCAATGTTCCAATCCTGCGGGTTCTCAGGATCAAACTGAGACAGCAAAGGATCCGTATCGGCAATGTTCTGAACAGCACCAACAGACGTGCCGTACTTGTTAGCAATGTCCTGTATTGCCTGATCAAACGAACGTAGATCGTCAGCCTGAAAGTCAGTCATGATTGTCAGCTGCTAGGAGTTGCGTAAGAAGTCAAACCGCCATAGAACTTGGCTTTTTCAATGTTGCCTTCACTGATTGCTTGCGACGTAGCTTCATACAGCTCTTCTTGAGTAATGTTACCCAAGAACGGAGCAAGCTGCTGCGCATCAGTAGGCTCCACGTCATACCCAGTCGAATCAAACAACACATCTTCCAAGTTGCCTGTAGCAGCCATGATCTCAATAAACCCAGGATCGTAAATGCCCTGACGGCGAGCAATATCAATCAACGCCGCCTGATCCGCATACGGACCCTTAGCAGTGCCACCAACCCGCCTCGTCGGCGGGTTCAACATCAACTCCAACTGCTTCTGACGAGCATCCTCAGACAACTGGAACTCAGAAGCAGCACGCTCAGAAGCACGCTCAGCGTTAATACGAGCCACCAAATTCGCCAACTCGGCAGACGAACCAGAAGCAGTCGTCTCAACCAAGCCCTTTTGACGATCCATAGCGCCCTGCGAAATCTCACTCAACCGAGCAGCCAAATCAGACTGAATATCGCCCTGAGAAGCAGCCAAACCGCGCTCAACCTGCCCCTCCTCTTCCAGGCGCCTACGCATCCCTTCAGACACAACAGAGTCAGTCGAACCCAAACGACTCAACGCCTCCTGCGTAGCCGCCGCAATCCCGCCCTGCGTACGACCCAACGACTGCATGATCTTAGATTGCGCAGTAGCCCCGCGCTCCTGCAAATCCTGCTGCATCTTCGTCATTGAATCCAACGCAGCCAAACGAGAACGCTGAATTTCGTCAGCCGACACCTTGCGCTGACGCTCCAGTTCCTGCGACATCATCCGAAACTGACTGTTCAACTGCTCCATGCCACGATTCAAAGCATCTTGAATCGCATTCTGCTGCATTTGCAGCTTGCGCCGATCAACAACAGTTCCACCAGACGAACCCTGAGAAGCCTTGGCCAGCAGGGCCTGCCAATCTGCGTCTCGACGCAGATCACGGGCAATGTTCATGCCACGAACTTGACGTTCGCCAAGCTCCATCATTCCGCCACGGCGAAGCGAACCAGCTTCGTCATACGGGTCAACTTTGGAAGCGTCGTACTCTAGAAAAACTTCCTTTGCTTCTTCAGAAACAGGTTCGTCTGAATAAGGCAACGGAGTTGGAGGAACGCCAATAATGTCCTCATAGGGCGAGTAGCCAATGGTTTGTTCCCAAGTTTTTTGGTCCCAACCAAAATCTTCCCAAGGCGCTTCTTCACTCATTACATTGCTCCTTGCAGCATCGCAGCAATCGCAGACCGACGCTGCGCCTCCTGCAAGTCAATGTTTGCCAACGACATCGCACGATTAATATCAAACTGCGACAACGCAGAAATCAGATCCTGACGACGCTGACCAAACCCACGCTCCTGACGAGACTCAGCCATCATGCGGCCCTCTTCAAACTCGCCCAAACCACGACCGTAAATACCCGAACGCAACAGGCCCCGCTGCGCATACTGGCCAGGAAGCTGCTGACGGGCACGACCAAGCTGACGCGCCAAATCACGGCGCGCCTGCGTCTGCTCAACATTCAACGCCTGCATCTGTGCAGCGTTCTGCACCAGATTCTGCTGATACCCGTAATCGGTAGCAGCACGCTGAGCTTCGAACGCCGTTGCCTCAGCAGCAGGAAGAGTAAACTGATATGACGCCATCGGAGCCTCCTAATAGGCTCTGGACGGCGTTTTACCGCCTAATCAGCGGTATCTTCGGCGTCTACAGCAGACAGGTCAGCGATCTGCTGCATAGCCTTCTGGTTCTGGATAGCCAGAACGCAGATCTCTAGTTCCTTCGGGAACCGATTCTGCATAAAAGCGACTACTTCTTCAGCGGTAACGTTCATGACCCTGACTCTAGCTGTGCTACCCGTCCACGCAATGCTTTGATCTCTGCAACGGCTGCAGCGATGACGCACTCCCACTTCCAACCAACAGGCTTCAACACGCCGTCTTCTTCGTTGACCTGAGCAAACTGAGAAACAACAGAATCGCCCAACACATCTTCAGCAATGAAACCAACCTGCACGTCAGCTTCACGCCACGCTTGATGCTCTGCTGGTTCTTCTTCTTCCTTAAGCCACTTCTCGTTGAACATCACAGGCTGCAATGCGTCCATCCACGCACCAGAATCAGCCGAAGTCACATCAACAATGTTCTCTTTGACTTCTCGGGTTGATGTGTAATAGGCGAGCACTCCATAAGTAGTGTTTCGCATCACATACTGGTAGCCAGATGTAGTTGACGTGCCAGTCAAGGTGGCAGCAATGCCGTTACACAGCATGCTCTTGTTGTTGTAAGTACGGACCCACGTTGAGTCGGTCATGTACCAGCCGCCAGCGTAAGTGGCGTTGTACCAGCCAGCGCTGCCGTAGCTGCGGAACCAGTCACCTGACGCTAGATGGATGCCGTCAGATTGAATGCGTGCCCTGAAGCCGCCGCCAGTTGCGAACCCGATCGAATCTGCGCCGTAGCGGTACATGCCCGTGTTTTGATCATCCGTAAAAGTAAACGACGGGTCAGTTGCTGAACCGTTATCTCCTCGCACCTCATCAACGTCAATAATGCCCGTAACCGTCAGGTTGCCGCTCAACGTGTCAGTCGTGTTCAGCAGGTACTTAGCGTCAGACTCCGACTCGGTGTAATACCGAGTGTCGTGCGTATGCGAATCGTTGGCGACAGTCACGGTCAACGTCTCGGTCGTATCGGAACCGTCAAACACAACGGAACCGCTAGCGTCACCAGCCAAAGACAGCGTGGTAGCCGCCGACCACTTGGTCGCCGTAGCAGCATTGCCCGACGTGTCCTGATTGCCCGCCGTATTCACCCCAGGCAGGTTGATGTTTGCAGTGCCATCAAACGACACACCGCCAATAGTGCGGGCAGTCTCCAGCGCCGTAGCCGTAGCAGCATTCCCGCTGATGTCGTTCGACAACGTCCCGTTCGGAACATCGTTCGCACGACCAGCACCCAACACCAGAACCTCGCCCGTGGAAGCGTCCACACGCACCACACGGCCAATCTTCTGCACCAGCTCAGACGCACCCGTCGGACGGGTCGTCGTCAACCCGCCCGTAGGAGCCACATACAACTCGTCATTGATGCCGTACGTCGAAGTGTCCAAACTGCCGATCACGCCAAGGATCGTCGCATGCCCCTCAGCATTGTTCGCCAACGATGCCTGGTTGATGCCCAACGCAGGCATTGTGCTAGCCGTGTCAGCCCGAGAAGGCGACACTTCAATCGCGCCAGAGGCTCCTACAGACCCTGTGGCGTACACGGGGATGCCAGCACCGATTGTGCTGCCAGACGTGTTCTTGATGTGCAAATAAACAGGCCCAGCAAGATCGCCGTGAATATGCGACGCATCCAACAGCCCGTTGACCGTCAGATCTTCGACCGTGAAGTCCAGACCAGACAGGTCGGTATCAAGGTTCAAGGTTACGGTGGCGGCAGACCCGCCACCGCTCAGGCCAGTACCAGCAACAACGGTTTGGATTACACCGTCAGCGCCGTCAGCACCGTCAGCGCCTGCTGGCCCCTGCGGGCCAGTAGCGCCCGTAGCGCCAGTCGCACCAGTCGCACCAGTGTCGCCCTGTGGACCTTGCGGACCCGTGTCGCCTTGTGGACCCTGAGGGCCAGTAGCCCCAGTCGGGCCTGTCGGACCAGTCGGCCCGTCTCTCAGAACAAAGTCGAAGACGGCGGCACTAGAGGTGCCGCTGTTCGTGACAGACGCCGTGCCAGCGTTCGTGACAGACGTGGTAGTGCCGACAGCAATCGTCGCAGCCGCACCATCTGCACCATCTGCGCCGTCTGCACCTGCAGGCCCTGTAGCGCCCGTATCTCCCTGGGGGCCTTGGATACCTTGGATGCCTTGAGGGCCAGTTGGTCCCGTGTCGCCAGTATCACCTTGAGGCCCTTGCGGGCCAGTTGGGCCAGTGGGGCCAGTTGCACCAGTAGGGCCAGTGGGGCCATCACGCAGAACAAAATCAAAGACCGCAGCGCCAGAAGTACCGCTGTTAGTAACGCTCGCAGTTCCAGAGTTATCAACAGAAGTCGTCGTGCCAACAGCAATGGTTGCAGCTGCGCCCGTAGGGCCAGTAGCACCCGTGTCGCCCTGCGGTCCTGTTGCACCAGTCGCTCCCGTCGGTCCTGTCGCTCCTTGCGTGCCAGTCGCGCCCTTCTGCGCCAACGTCTGCCAGTTCGTGTTAGAGGCGCCTACAGACGGCAGAGCGTTGCCCGTGTTGGAACTGGTGCGAGACACAAACGTGTTGCCGTTGCCGTCGGCAACGACATCACCAATGTCGTAGGTCGTGGCAGCGTCGTAGGTGCCGACGTAGTCAGGCCCGCCCGAAATGTTGACCTGAACTGAAGGCTCGTCAGAGTTCAGGTTGTACTGACGGTCTACCCAGTTACCCATTTTCAGCGTGCCATTCTAGGTGGTCGTCTTGACGACGACGAACTTCCTTAACGTCGTCCCGAACCTCACCAATCCGTTCCGAAATGTCATCCAGCCGCCGCAGATTAGCGGCGTGCTGGTCAGTGTTTTCCCGCCGAAATCTGGCAGCAAAGACAGCAAACAGGCCCGTTACCAGAGCTGCTCCCGTGCCGCCAAAGATGGCTGCCCACTCAGCCATGTCATGCTGCCTCGACAGCTGCCAAACGAGTACGAATGTCTTGGATTGCCAACGTCATCAACGACATCCACGCCGTTTGATCAACACCCATCAGAATCTGATCGCCGTTTTCGTCAGTGCCGTGGCTAGCAAGAAACTCCGAAACCGTTTCCATGTCATCAGCAATCGGGCCGATCTCGGGATACCCAGGAGCAGTAATACGGTTCCACATCTTCGGAACGACAGAGTCGATCATGTCGGCAGTCAAGTAACTGCCAAGATCCGCCGAAACGTTTTCCTTGTCGGCGGCAACCGAAGAGTTCTTGACCAAAGCAGACAAGCCAAAGCCAGTAATGATGTGAGCAGCGGTGCCGCTGCCAGTCGGAAACTGGGAGCCGCTGTCGTTCGACTTGAACGTACCTGTTGCTTTGGTAACAACGTCGTTTGGGCTTATAACGCCACCGATCTGGAAATGTTTGTTGCCGTCAATCCAAAACGAAAACTCATCGTCGTCGTCGTCGAACCTGATCTGGTCGTTTTCGTTACCAAACTCAATTTTTGCCTGGCTGCTGACATCCAACAAGCCGTTCACAGTCAAAGCGCCAGGGAACGTGTAGGCGCCTGCGCCAAACGTGCCAGCATCAATCGTGCCAGCATCAATCGTGCCAGTCAACAAAGACGAAGGCACTGCCGTCACTTCAATCTCAACGTTTGCGCTGCCATCAAACGCAGCAGCAGTAGCAGTAACACCCGTAACGTCAATGTTCTTCGTAGCAGCCAACTTCGTAGCAGTCGAAGCGTTGCCAGCAAACGTAGCTGCCGACACGTCAACAATCGTCGTGCCGCTAGCGTTCTGAATGTCACCCTTGAACGTGGCATCGGAACCGTTGGTTCCGTTGTCCAACACGATGCTGGTGCCGTTGCTCGCAACGATCTGGCCCGTAATGTCAGCGTCAACGTTCAAGTTGCCGTTAACAGTCAACGTGTTAGACACGACCAGACTGCTGATCGTCTGAGTGCCAGTAATTGGCCGCTCGCCAGAAGTCCACACAACGTTGTTGTTGATGTAATCACGCAACGATTCAAAGTTGGCGTTGACTTCAGCTGCAACCGCATCGGTTCCAGCAGTAAACGGGTTGGGTATTGATGCAGTCATTGCTACGACCTCGGCTTCTTCGGCAGGTACTTGAGGGTGAAGCCTCTAATTTCCCATTGGACATTGGTTGGGCCACGGAACTTCAAAGCAACGGAGCGGCCCGTGCCCCCGATGCTTCCCCCACGAACAACTTCGTCCTGCGTTGCCGCAGTTCCATACGCCCACTGCTTGTCATCCCAGTTGGACCCAGGATTATCATCAGCGTTGCCGTCATCGTCGTCCCACACAAGACTGTCAGCACTGCCCGTACCAGCAATCTCAATCAACAACGTCTTACGGGCTTCGCCATCGTAATAGTCGAGATACACCTCAGCCTGAACCGTATGTGCCGACGGGCCAGCCATAATGAACTCTGGCCGCTTGTACCGCTTCGGCAAAAACGGCGACCCGCTATCCAGCCAACGAGTCTTAAAGTACGAAGAGATTCCTGCTTGAGCTGAAGTAGCTGCTTCGTTAAACGTGTCGACAGCAGCGTTCGTTTCAAGCTGCACCAGCCCAGACCCCTGGCCTGTAGCCGCCACATGAATGACCTCATAGTCGGCGTTCTGAAACTCGACGTTGGCCAGCATGTCAACGTCGTACACGACCCAAGCGCCAGTTGAAGGGTCCAGCACGAAACAACGAGACGTGTAATCAGTCATGGGTACACGCACCCACACGCGTCCCAAAACAGAAGCGACGTACACTTCGTCCAAGCTAGAAGTGTCTACTTTGCCCTGCTCCATAAGCGGGTACACTTTTTCGAACGCCCAACGGGGTTCGCCGTCGCCGTTGTAATAGTAGACGCCACGGTCAGGCGAAAAGAACCAGACGCCGTCAGGGTTGACGCACACACCGTTAGCGTTTGTGGCGCCTACAGACGACGAGACTTTGACGACCTGAAAGTTCTGACGGCTGTACCCAAGCACGGCATACACGGAACGGTTCAGGAACACCAGCAGCTGGTCACGGAACGATGCGATCTTGACGATTTCGTCGCCGTCTTCGTCGCCAACGTCGATCCAGTCGTCTTCGGCCCAACGATCAGCGTAGCCAGGATGCGAGAATCGGATGCGGGTGGGGTGCGTCACAACACCTTCGTCGGTGTACCCAGCCCACATGAACCCGCCGTGCGAAGCAACAAACTTACACTTAGGGAAGATGTCGCCAGCAGCAGTGGCGTAGTCGTTCTGATACGAGGCGTGAGCGTCAGGGATCTCGTCAGTGGCAGCGTCGGGAGTGCCCGACGGGGTGCCCCACGACTGAGTCAGGTCGGTGCCGCCAGCAAACCACGACTTGCCATTCATCATGGCGTGATCGAGGATCTCGCAATCGCCCGTGTTCGTAATGCTGGCCCAGCTGGCACCAATGCCGTAAGCCATGTTGGTCGAACCAACACCGCCAGCAGTCGCAACGACCTTCGACGTGTTGTTGACTTGATCTCGATGCTCAAACAGCTTCTCGGGCGTGGTCGTGTTCCCAAACGGCTGATAGTCGCCCCAGTCAGACACAGACTTGCGACGTTGCACGCCGCCACGGCGTGAAACGTCCACGTTCAACATGTCAGGCGACTCGTTTGGAGCCAGCATGAACCTGTCTTCGATAGCGTTGTATCCGCCCGTGAAATCAACCTGAGGATCTAACCTTACGTTAGGTCCACGGCCAGAACGCCTAATGGGAACGGCCATTCAGATCACTCCCATGCAAAGCGAGGATCCATCAACGGATACATGTTGCGGTTGTAGTCGCCGCCCATAGTCACGCTAATAGCAGGAGAAGGATCGTCGTAAAACTTGACCAGTTCTCGCAGCCGCAAATCAGACAGATCAGCGTAGTACAAAGCCGTCTGTGGCTCGTCCTGCTGGGCGTAGGCCCTGCCGAGCGCCCAGTTCAGAATTGGGCTGTCAAACTCTTGAGGCATGTCCGAAACTTGATCGCCAGGATCAACAGCCCCAACCCAATCCTTTGGCTTTTTGTAGCCACGGATCACAAACGTGTCATCAGAGTTGTCAGGCGCAGGGTCAAGCACTAGCTCGCCGTTGTTCCACACCGACCAGTAACTAGGACTGCCTGCGTTGTTGGTGTCTCGTGACCTGTAACGGTCACGGGTAGCAATGTCTTGCCATCGCAGATCCCATGAAGGTCCACGAACTTGGCGAATCTCAGCGATCTGCTCGCCGCCGTTTTCAATAAAGGTAAACGTGTAATTGCTTTGCCCGCTAACGCCAGTAAACGTCCAGTCGTACTGAAAGAACGGCCATTCTTGGCGACGGGTTTGTGCGCGAGTAGCCCCATCACGAACCCACTCGTCTACAAGAGTGTCTGGGAGGTCCGTGGCATCCAAATCCAACGTCAATCGAATTAGGTCACGAAACTTTTGCAGGTTGTACGCCACGGCCCTCTCCAAACAATCGGATCAGGGGCAGGCCAGCTCAAGCTGACCTGCCCCACTCAACTCTGACCTAAGGGTCAGGTCAGGCCGTAGATAACGCCCTGGTGACGACGGCTGTTGATCGTCAGGTTGCCGTAGGTCAGCATCTTCATGGTCCGAGTGTCCTTGTCGACAGGCTGAATGAACGGGCCAGCCTTGAAGAAACGGTCACGGTGAACCTTGAGACGCAGGTACTTCGGGTTGATGAAGTACATGTGGCCAGCGGGGCAATCCTCGTCGAAGAGGACGGGACGGCCCTTGAACTCCAGAGCCTGGAAGCCAGCGTCAGCAAGCGAAGCGTCCATGTGGCGGACGTTGCCCTGCAGAAGCGACTCGTAGTCCTCGTGAAGCGACTGCGTGGTCAGGATAAACTGCGGGGTGTCGCCACCAACGGAGCAGTCGTTAAACACGTTGGTCATCTTCTGACGGTCAAGCGTGGTGGTGTCGGTGTGGCCGAAACCAGCAACGCCGTTGGTGACAGCCTCAGCAGCCTGGCCAGCATCGTGAATCTGGGAACGCCACCAAGTGTTGTTCGCAGGATCAATGCCGCCAACGGTGGAGTAGCCACGAGCCTCGGAGCCAACGTCGGCAGCGTCGTAGCCGCCAACAAGGTTCCAAAGACCGTTGAAGTCCTTGCCGCTGTTGCCAGTGCCGTCCTCGTAGAACATCTCGTTCATCTTCTGAACGACAGATTCACGAGCGACCTCGATCTTGGTGTTGAGAAGGTCAAGGAACGCAGCTTCGCCGCTGTTCTGAGCCTCTTCAATACCCGAGATCGACACGGTCGAAGCAAGCTGCTTCCACTCGTAAATAGCCGAGCTGACTTCTTCCTGCGGGGTGTTGGTGATTGCATCAACGCCCGAGTAAGTAGCCGTGTTGGTCGAGTTGTCAGCACCAATCAGCGCTTCCTGAATGCGGGCACCGCCGTCGATCTGGATGACCTGCCCCGCACGAGCGAGGAAGTAAGCCAGCGGTCGGGCCTGGAAGACCTGATCAATGAACTGAGGGGTGACCTTCGCAAAGGTCGTGGTCAGAATGTCTGACCAGTTAGCATCGGTGTCCTTGTAACCGAAAGCCATGATGTACTCCTAAGGAGAGTAGGGACGGGATCAGCCGAACGTCAGCCGTTCAGCAGCGGATCTCCAATATCCGAAAAGCCGTTTTCGCTCATCGAATCTCGGAGAGCCTCAGCGAGAGTGTCTCGCCAAGAACCCTGGGAAGCAGGCGAATAGTCCTTCGGACCAGAATCCACGTTGCCGCCAGGGATACCAGCACCTGCCGCCACAACACCCTGCATCATCCGCTTTTCTTCCAGAACCTGCTGCTGCTCTGCCTCAAGTGCCCGCTGCGCAGCAGCCGACTCCTGAAGTTCAACCCAGTTCAGATCGCGATACGCCATCTCAACTGTCGGAATGTCGTTCGCCTGCATGTGCCGAAGAACAACTTCCTGATCGAAGTCGCCGTAGCGACCCTGAACTGCAGCAATTTCATTCATCAAAGCTGAACGCTGCTGCTGCTGTGCGACGTTCCCGACCGTTCCCCGAAGTTGCTGAATCTCTGCCTTCAACGCAGCCACCTCGGGGGTGTCTGCGGGAGCCTCGATTGGCTCCCCCCACTCGTTCGTAGCTGCAGGAGCCGTGGCTGCTACAGGCTGCTGAACCTTGTAGGTGTTGGCAATCAACTCAACAGTTGCTTGCGGGTCTTGGTCAAGCGCCGTCAGAAGATCAAGTCCTCTTTGGGCGATTCGACGCTGGTTTGCGAGGTCTTGCGTCTTCTGGGTGTAATCCCTGTTACGCATGTACCCCTGTGCCGCCTCTTCCTGGGTGATCACTGTTCCGTCTGGAAGAGTGATTCCGTCGTTTGGCTGCTGCTGACTTTGGGCGGTTGCTCCGTCTTGGAGTCCACTTTCGGTCTGGATCACGGATTGCTCCTTAGGAGTCCACGGACGGGGTGCTCCTATGGGAACCTAGACAATGTTCAGGAGAACAAAGCGTTCCAAGTGTTCCTGCCAACAACGCCATCGGCCTTCAGGCCACGATGGCGTTGGAAACTCTTAACGGCAGCTGCAGTCATGCGGCCATAAATGCCGTCAACACCGCCAGGATCGTGCCCTTTGTCTCGCAATTGACGCTGCACCAACTCGACAGCTTTGCCACGAGAACGACGGCGACGGCTCAACGGCTTCGCAGCAACCTGTTCTCTCAGCGCAGCGACATAAGCAGCAACAGCTGCCCAGTCGACGCCAGAATCCCCAACCTTGGGGTCGTTCGGCAGAGTGCGGCCACGCTGCAACCAGGCGTACAGTTCTCCACCAGGGCAGCTCGTAGACGCCTTGTCTCGATGGCCTTTGATCCAAAGTTTGTTGTTGTACCGATTCTGGATCTGATCCATAGTCCAACGAATCGATTCCAACGCCTTGTCGGGCACAGGTCCAGATCCCCAACCCGTGTAGCAAATAGACTCGGTACGGCTGTTCCAGCCTCGGGTAGCGCCACCAACAATGCCGCCACCCCGCCCCTCGTAGACGACGCCTTCTTCGTCAACAAGCCAGTTGTACGCAATAGCGTTCCAGCCACGGGTATCCATGTGGGTACGTTCAAACGCCTTGAGGGCCTTGGGGCCGCTAGGACCGTTCTGCACGCCGCTGTGATGCAGAACAATGCCCACAACCCTGGACGGCTTCAGGCGAGTAAACGGCTTTCGGGGCATGCGGGCGCCCCAGCCCGCACGTGTAATGATCGGTCGCATTGTGCTCCTAGATGCCTAGCTGAGCAGCAGCATCAGCGTCGGCTTGTGCTTGAGGTTCTAGCTGCGGAGCGTCGACGCCAACGCCGCCGCCCGCACCCAATGCTTGCATAGCTTGGCCGTTAACACCAGCAGGCATACCCTGCGCCTGAGGCGGCGGCGGTGGTTCTTGCAAGAACTTCTCAGGGTTTTTGATGGCAAAGCCGTCACGCAGCACAATACGCAACAACTCTGGAACGTTAACCTGGCCTGTCTGAATAAACGGTCCCAGAGCCTGCAACATCCCCAAAGCCGACTGGCGACGGAACGTCTCGTTCTTCGGGACAGTAGACCCCGCTTCTACACGGAAGTCGTACTGGCCCTTGATGTCTTCACGGGTGTACGGAACCCACAGGTTTGCACCGTCACGGCCAATAACCTTGGCAGCTTGCTCACCCGTAACATACTGCTGGTTGATCTGTAGAAGCTTCGTTGCCAGGTTCGCAATAAACGTCTCGACACGGTCCAGCTTCTCGGCGGTACGGACGTTTGCTGCGTCCTGCAGCAGGCTGGCTTCGGTAGCGGTGCGGCGGATCTGACCGCCGCCGCCACGCATAAACTCGGTAATGCCCGAAATGTCTTGAATGTCGTTTTCGATGGCCTGCGACCAGTTGTACAAGCCAGGGTCCATGCCGATCTGATTGACAGGCTGGATTACGTCAGCAAGCGGAACGCTGTCGTCTTCAACAAAGATCACTTCGCCGTCACGCTTCGAAGCGATCTTGGTCAGGTCAGACTGCGAAATGGCAGCCTTGCGGGCCAGGTACTTCCGTGCGTAACGGGCACGGTGGTTCATCATCTCAGAACGGGTCTTTGACAGTTCCTTGACCAGCGGGGCGATCATTTCAAGATCGCCCATCGGGTAGAAGTGGTCAGGCACCTCGTAATTGCGGATCATCTCAAACGGATGACCAAACGCATACGGCATCTTGCGAGGCCGAATCAGGTACTCGGCAGCGCCAGCCGCAAACGTACACATCGTTTGACGTGCCAAGTCGTAAAACTCAAACACTTCAACGAGTTCGTTGGACTCGTAGTTTTCCTGATGGCGAGCGTAGTGGGGATCTGCCAGCGTCAGCCCAGGCATAGCGTTGTCACGGGCTTTGCGGCTGTAAGCAGGGTCAGTTTTTACGTCGTCAATGTGGCGCACGATACGCTGCGCTACCCAACGAGCGTCTTCCAGCGACGTGGCTTCAGGGTTGACGAACATGTCGTGGGGCGAAATGCGCTCCATAACAGGTCGATCAACAATAGTTTCTCTGGAAGCCGCAATGATCTGACGTGCTAGTTCTTCGTCCGTGACAGGTTCACGTTCTTCTTCGGCAGCGATTGCTTGTTCGTCTGCCAAAGCAGCTTGGAACCTGAGAGCAAACTCTTCTTCAGTGAGTTCTTTCTCGGCTTCTTCGTAGGACCACAGCATCTTGCACCAGCCGTGACCCACAATCAGCGAGTCCTTGACGGCACGGCGGAACGGCTCCTGCATGCGGTAGCGTTCCCACTGGTGGTTGATCATGGCCTGCACAAACACAGCCCGAGTTTCTAAATCGGGTTGGTTGGCGGCTACAGCGATCTCAGGTCGAGAAACAGAGATAGCAGGGTAAATGACGTTGATCGTCGAAAACGCCTGGTTGATCGCAATGCGATCTTCGGAGGACCGTCCTGCCGTGGGAAAGATGGACTCACCACGGTAAAGGTCGACCATGTCGGTCCAACAGTCATCGTAACCTTCGGTTTCCCGCCACTCTTTAGAACGCCCAAGTTCCTGCCCGTAGTACGACAGAAGTTCTGCCTGTGGCTTCTGCTTCGGTTTGCGCCCGAAAACAGGCATGTTGTCTCCTACGAACGAGATGTGCGCTGCAACTCAGTTCCGTTTGCACGCGCATGATCTACTGATTCTTTGAGAGCGCCCATCTGCGTCCAGCCTTCAGCTGTCGACACACGGAACGGGCGCCCTCCCTTGCCCACAGGATCTCGCCCCTGAGCAAACTCGCCATGCCAATGCTTCATCTTGCAAGACCAAGACACAAGCTGGCCTTTGCCAGTACACGGCACTTCAAAGAAAGTGCGTGTCTCATGATGAAAGCGTTGGGCCGTGCCCCCACAGGGGCACGGCTCATACGTCAGATCCCACTCGGTCGGGAGTGGTTCTTCAGGTGCAGCGTCACGAATGCCCATCAGGCAAACGTATCAAATGTCCTGCGCGCCGCCAGGCTTGGCGAACCCACCAATCGGGCCACCCATAACGCCTTCAATCGTGCGAACGTCAGAACCCTCGTGCTGACTACCCACAGGCGCAATGCCGCCCTGAGCGTTGCTCGGCAGCTCCGAACCGCCGCCAGGCGCCGCAAAGCCACCCATGACTTCGCCGTCATGCGACTTCACCATTTCGCCAGCACCAGTGCTGTCGTACTGCAGTTTATCTGGACCCATTACAACTCCCGAATCTAGGGACAGAACATGTTCAAAGCACCCTGGACGGCGTCTAAGAAATCACCCAATCTTCTTCAACGTCAAAGCTGTTTTCCCACTTCTGCAGCTCCTGCTCGTACCACGCCAACGACATGTACGGGTACTCAACCTCTTCCTGATACTCAGGAGCGTAGGCAAACTCCAAAGCGTGAACAGCCAACGCCAACGAAATCACACGGTCATCATGCGGCGAACCAGACATGCCGCCACGACTGTTACGAGTAAACCGTGCCAACTCGGCACACGTCGCCACGGACGGCACCCCGTCCGAGCGACGTTCACGCAACCACTTATGCAACTCGTCAATCATCAACGGTTTCGTCACACGAGTCGTCTTCCAACCCCACTCCATCTGCCGTTTCTTGCTTGTCGAGTTCAACGCCATACGACGCCAAATACGCCTGTACCCCAACTTGCGCAACTCAGTCACAGTCGTCAGACCATGATTGTTGACCTCAGGCAAAATCAGCGCCGTGTTGTACCACGTCCCCAACTTGAACAACTCGTAAGCAAACAAGTCTGCTTCGATGTGGCCATGCCACTCAGCAACCACCCGAGACTCGTCGCCCACAGCCAACACATGTGCGCTGCTGTAGTCGCCATGTTTCAAACCTTCAGCAACGTCAGCACCAATCACATACGCCGTGTCTTCCTCAGGCAACTCCCACACATGCACAAACGACGACGATGAATCATTCTCAACCGCCTCAAACGTCCGAGGAAACTCAGGCCCAGGCCCCTCAAGGTTCAACGTCCACTCAGGCTCAATCGCATCGTTATTCAACTCCTCCAACAACTCCGAGTTAAACACCATCATGCCCGAACGAATAAACGCCTCAGACGGGTTCGACGGGTACTCCTGATGCAGCTGCCACTCAGGCAAATCAAACTGCTTCTGCTCATACCAAGCGTCGTTACGCTCAGTTACAGAATCCCAGCCGTAGAACATCGGTTTGAACACCGACTTGCCTGACTGGGCACGCACCCACAGATCTTCAAACTTGTTGCCAGACCCATTCGCAGTGCTCAACAGAATGAGCTGACCGCCAATATCGGCGGTCGGCTCAATCGAAGCCCACGCTTCACCAGCGTTCTCTAGGAACGCAAACTCGTCCACCACAATCAAACGGCCCGTGAAACCACGGGCAGGGTTGTTGCCCGACGGCAACGACAAGATCTCTGACCCGTTCGACAACTCAACCTTTGTCAAGTTCGACGTAGTCACACGAGCGCCCCTAGCAAGCACCCAGCCAGGCAAACGCTCCAAACCAAACTTGACCTTGCCCAACAACTCCTGCGCTTCACGCTCACCCTTAGAAAGCAGCATGACCCGAGTGTTCGGATGCCAATACGCCAACCAGAACACATAGAACGACACCAGCGTTGACCAGCCAATCTGACGGGCCTTGAGGGTGATGCTGTTTTCGCCGTCGACCCAACGGGTCAAGGCGGCAGCCTGAGACGGCCTGAGATTAAACAGGCGCTCTCCCTGAGGGTGCTGGATCATCCAGCAGTTCTCAGCCACCCAATGAGGGTCCGTAGCGCCACGGCGCCACGCAGCCTCCCTACGAGCAAGCTCCAACTGGTCCGACATCAAGCAGGCCCAATCTCCAACACGTTCTTGCCCTGAGCCAAATACGCCTGGAGTTGCTCATCCGACATCGATTGAAACCTGTCCTCAGCCGTCACCGTCACCTGAATCTGCGGCGGTCGCACCTTGTCAGCCAGCGACAGAATCATCTTCGACGCAGCATCCCACTTCGGATGATCAGGATCCGCAGCAATCTTCAACGCAGCCTGATAGATCGGAGACAACGCATCAGGCCCCAACACCGACTCGTCAGCCATCTTCGCCCACAACTTACGAAACCGCTCGTCCTTCTTCCAACGACGCAACGTCCGATCCGTAATGTTGTTCCGAGCAGCCCACTCCTTGTCAGACAACCTGTCGTGCCCGATCGAAGTCAGATTCTCCAGATACTGGTGAATCAACGGGTGAGGTTCTTCCTCGCCCGTAGCCGAGTTGTACGTCCACCTGAAGTCATTCGAAGTCTCATCAGCTTCCATGTCCACCCCGTGGACACCGTCCATCGGGGGGACCATCGTAGACGCCCTAACGGGCATCTAGAATGCCCAAAACAATGACATTTAATGAGCCGCCCCCACCAGGGGCGGCGAATGCTGGGGCTACTACAGCACGTTCAGCATTAGCGTAGAGTCTAGCAGACGACATTACGCAGTCGTCCAACTCTCAAACCTAGTGAAGCGTCGAATGCTGCGGGCCGCCTGGGGGGCGTCCCGCCGAGCGTAAGCGATAAGCTAGTTATCACACAGACGGCGTCCATCAATTTCAACATTTAACTAAACACTCGGACACCAAAGCGGACACCACTCGGAGATCTGAAAACAATCTGCAGATCCAAGGTAATATATACACGGGCGCAGGTGCCACCCCCCCCACTACCCCGCCCCCCCGTTCCGCATCGTTCCAACGCTTGCCCGACCCGACCCACCCTGCCGCTCTCTGTCATGGGATGGCATGAAAGTGCATGAAAGTGGGTGCACACAGAACGTCCCCCTCTTATGGGGCACGCCATGCGGCCCCCGTTTGCCCCGTAATTTCAACGGAAACCGCCACCCATCAGTGAAG